GATCCAGAAGGAATAACATCACTTAAACCATATCTAACAGTTCCAAGAACTCCACCTATATTAGGATGTGTTGCTTTAATTTCAAATAAAGTATATTCAAAATTCTCACTATTATATCCCTTTCCAGTACTTCCTACTCCAACACTTACACCTTCTATCATAACCTTCTTACCCACTTCAAATGGGTAATCAGCAGCATTACTAAAACTAGCTCCAATAGTTATTGTTACATCTTTAGTTCCTTCATTATAATCAATATTATTAATTGTTATCCCATTAGAATTATTAGTAGGACGAATAATAGGGGTAACACTATTTAAATCTTTACTATTATTTAAAATCTTAACAAAAGAATCTCCTATTTTATAATCTAAATCTATATCACTAACTACTTTCTTAGTTAATCCATCCAAAACTACTAAACTAGGTGAAGTTAAATAATTTGTACCTACAGAAGTAATTCCTATAAAATTAATAGAAGTAAGAGCATCAACTTCTAATAATTGAGGAAGTTGTGATTGAGGTCTTAAAGTTTTATCTGCAGAATAATCAAAACCAATATTTCTAATATCTACATTTGATATTCTACCTATAGTTTTACTTTTAGGTTTTAAAATTGCGCCACTACCAAAAGTAGTAAACACAGTAGCAATCCCAGGCAAAGTTTTATATCCCTTTCCAAAACGTTCAAGGTTTATTGATTTAATAGGACCATAAACACCTAAAGAATTTGTATAATATTTTAAATTTCCATCAGCTGATAGATATTCTAATTTTTCTGGAGAAACTTGTAATGAGAATGATGCAGTAGTAGTACCAAATCCTACAATATTATGTTTTCCATTTAAAGGATTAACATGCCAAGATAAACTATTAGAATTATCAATATTATTAATATCTCTAATAATTTCTTTTTTTACATCATCATTTAAATCATCATTTATAGGAGTTAAATTATAATATAAATCTTTTCCAATTTCTTTTACGTTTTTAACTGTTAAAATAGCAGTTGCATCTATACCAATCCTTCCACTCTTACTAACATTAAAATCATCAGTTTTTCTTGATGTATAAAAAATACTACTCAAATCATTATCAGCATACAGATTAAAATCAAATGCACTATATGCAACTTCATTATTAGAAACTGATAATGAAGAATCTGATAAATCAAATTCTATTTTTTGATTCTTTTCTAATTTTATATTAGGGTTAATTGGAGAAATAGTACCAGCAGAAGCACTAGTAATATTGATTACTTGAGGTGCTGAATTTGTGGACTGATAATATTCATTGCATAATTTAATAGAATCTGAATCTACAACATATACATAATAAATTCCATTATTAATTAAACCACCAGATGTAGTGGATGCTGTATGAATAACTTTTTGTCCTACCTTATATCCATGTCTAGCAATAGTTATAATATTAGTTCCTATATTAACATCTCCAGAAGCAAAAGATCTAGGATCTATAACCAATCTTCGATTATAATCATTATATGCTACCTTTATAGTAGTAGTAATTCCAGGAAGAACTTCTAAAATTATAGTATCTTTAGTTTTTAATCCATGAGTTGAAGCAGTAGATACTGTTGCTAATGATTTTTCTATTTTTCCTGTTAAAACATTCTCATAATTAGTTTTTAGACTATGATATAATCCAGTTCCTATTCCAGTAAAATATAAAGTACCAACATTTGTAGTACTAGTAATTCCTACATATGCTCCAGTAGAACCTAAACCAACTCTAGCAGTAGCAATACCTATTATATCTTTAGATAATGGAGCAGCATATAAAGTCTGTTCATTGGAAAGAATAAACTCCATAGTACCATCCGTAGAAACTCCTAAAGCAGTTCCTTGATTGGTTTTATAGACTAACTGATCTCCAGATTTTAATCCATGATCTTTAAAATAAATGGATTTTGTAGGAATAAAGATTTCACTAATACCTGTTCCTGGATTTGATAAAAATAAAGTAGATCCAATACCCACACCAGAAATATTACCTAAAGCAACAGATTCCTTAGGATTGAAATATAATTCTTTATTAATCCTAAAATTGCTATTAACACTTCCTCCTACAGGTTTAAAATATAAAGATCTTGGCTTTTGTGATATTAGAGAATTTGCTGTATGAGAAGATCCTACTGTAGAATCATATCCTCTAATAACTCTAATCCTAGATGATTTTTCATCAAGATTTAAAACCTTTAGTTTTTCTGTTCCTATTCCTAAAATATCATTTGCTTTAATATAATCTGAATTTATATTTCCTGTTATATTAAAGAAAGTAACTATGCCAGTAGTAGAAATTCCAGCAACTTCTTTAAATAACCTAAATGTTTCTGTTTTTATACCAGCACTTTGAACTAGATTATTTCTTATTCCATTTGTACTTAATCCACTAATAGTTATAAATTCATTTTCATAAAGATTATGAGGAATAGTAGTATATCCTACATACTGCTTAGTATTTTGACTAGGAAGAAATTCTACATTAGAAAAAGTTGTATTAGCAATACTAATTTGATTTATAGTTTTACCTTCAACTGAAGATACTCTACCCGAAGCTGGTTGATTGTTACTAGTTCCTCTATTATCAAAGAAAACATAATCATCATTTTGATATCCAGATCCTCCAGTAGAAATACCAACTTCACTTACTGTTCCAGAACTAACGTCAGTAATAAATGTTTGTTGCTCATTAATATCGTTAGGATTTACTAGAAAATCATAACTAGAATTATCAAATAAGAAATTATAAGGAATTGTATTTCTAACTAAATTTGTGCTATTTAAATTTATATTATCTTGATTAGATCTAATATTAAAATTAAATCCTATTGGTTGATATTTAAATGTATTACCTATAAAATAAGGAAATTGAGGTCTTCTATAATTTTTAAATGCCCCTTCAGAATCTTTAACGTTAGGATTAACAGTAGCAAAATATGCATACACTCCTTCTGGATAATCTGGAGTTTTGCAGAATCTTCCATTATGCTGATCTAAATCTTTATCAGTCTGAAAAACATAATCTTCAACAAAGAATCCATCTGGATAAATTTGCTCTCCACTAGATGTGAGAGGGTTAGGTCTATATGATGTTATAGCAACAGAATAACCAGACTCAAGTACTTTTAAAGAACCTCCTGAGTTAGTAGCATATCCATAAGGACCATAGATAGGAGAACCGTCATATGCCCACCCCAAAATAGGTGAATGACTTTCAGAATCCTGTTCTATATCATTCTCTAATGATAAATCTGGAACATAGACTTCCCTATCTCCTACAGACTTTTTAACATAAGTAGATTGTCTTAATTTTCTAGGAGAATATAAATGAGTATATTCTAATTGATAATCAGAATTTAATCCTTTACTTACAACTCCATCATCAGTTGTAATTTGATTATTTTGAAGAAGTCTTTCAAAAGTATTAATAGTCCAAGTTTTTGGGTTAGCATAAAATTCTGCACCAGTTCCATTAGAAATTACTCTTATTTTTGTTGATGAGGAAGTATAACCAATTCCACTATGAACTACCTTAATAGAATCTATAGCTCCATTTTTCAACACTGGATCAACAACACATCCCACACCTTCTCCACTAACACTCAATTGAGGAATTGAATTGTATTCAGAACCCGCATTAAGTACTAAAACTTCTGTTATTTGCCCCTTTACAGATACTATAGGATATAACTGAGCATTCTTACCATTTTTTAAAGAAAATTCTGGTTGTCTATTATAATTAATAATATCCTGAGAACCATATCCAGACCCTCCATCAACAACATAAACTGACTTAATATATCCTTTCCCTAAAGGTTTTAAAGAAGCTTCGAAGTTCTGACCAGAAAAAGTAGAAACTCCAATATCACCAGATACTGTTACAGAAAGTGGCGGATAATTAAATTCATGATATCCACTACCACCGTCCTTTAGATTAATATATTTTTTATTATTTAAATAAAAACTAGATACTGTTGATCCTACACCTACAGCAGATAATCTAAAAGCATCTCCACTTACTTCTGTTACATAATAATCTGTTAGAGTTGTAAGTCCTATAACAGATGTACCTTTACAATCATATCTAATCTTTTCTCCAGTTTTATAACCATGACCTTTAATATTAATAGTATTTGTAGCAGTATTAATTCCAGATGATGTAATTGCAGTTAATCTATTTCTATATCCCAAACCATTATTACTTACGCTTACAGAACTAATTACCCTTTTCTTAGATTGGCATTTTAATTCCTGAATACCTGCTCCATAATCAGTAAGACCAATAGTAGAAACTCCTGCTATAGCATCTTGATAATTTTTATGTAAAGATACTGTAGTAGCATCTTTAACGCAGCAGAAGTAAGTAGCGTCTGTAGTTAATCCTGCTATAGATGTCTGTGTTTGAGTATCATACGAAACCAGTTCACCATCTCTAAATTTATGATAAGTTGAAAATCCTATAGTATTATTAGTAAGGTTAACTAGACCTGCAGTTTTTATACTATTAAATTCAACAGAATGTTCCTTTAAAACTAAATTAGGAGAAGCTATGCATCCTAATCCGTTTCCGCCAGTTATTTTTAAAGTAGGAATTGTGGTATAGTCAAATCCACCATCTATAACTGCAATTGATTCAATAGTACCTTCAACTTCACAAAAAGCTGATACACCAATACCAGATTGATCAGATGTAGAGAATATAGGGGGATTACTTATATCATATCTAGATCCTGAACTTACAACTGATATTTCATCTAAAGGACCGTAATAAACAACATCATTTGACTTATAATTAAGTATCTCTACACCATTTACCAAAATACCAGTTTTTCCACTTTGAGTAGATTGTGGAGTTAATGATTTAACTGGATTTTGTATTTTTCTTATTAATTTTTGAGATGTTATTGATTTATTAGAATATTCTGATATTTCAAACTTATTATCATTAACCGTTCCAGAAAAAGAAATATAAGTGCCGTTAGAAAGATTTGCGCTACTTCTAGCAATCTTTATAGTATTAATATCTACTTTTTTAACAAAATACTCACTTTCACTAATATCTAATTTATTATCCCCATCTCCAGATACATAAGTAACTCTTTCTCCTGTTATTAATCCATGATTGGATATAACAATTTCAGTACTATTATCAAAAATTCCAGAAAATAAAATATCAGTTTCTCTAATATCTAAAGCGTCGTTAAAATAATTTGGTATAGAAGGAGAAGCAATATAGGTATTTTCAGAATCATCTAAGTATGAGTTTTGAATATTTGCAGTGTAAATATTAGTTGATGGATAATTACTTAAATTAGATTTAGATACTAATCTTTGAATCTTATAATTAATACTTGCAGATAATTTACCAGCACCTTTAACCAATACTTCCTTAGAACTTACCAAAGAAATAATAGAACATTGAATATCATTTATTAATGCATTATCTCCAATAATAAAATTATGAGAATCAAATAAAGTAAGTTTATAAGTAAAGTTAGATTCGTCAATTAACTCAATAGATTCTACATTATAAGTGGTAGAAATATTGGAAAATAAAGTTTCAATTATTTTATTGTTTTTATTAGAACCAAGCCCTTTAGGTTCAATAACATCCCCAATCTCACTAAACTTATTATCCTCAAAATTATAATCTAAATTAGATAAAACGCCCGTTACTCTAACCTTTACTACTTCTTCTGTTCCTATTCCAGAATATCCATAAGCATAAGAATTTATTAGTATATTCTGAGTTCTATTAATATTTCTATCAACTCCAGAACATCCAAAAAATTGATTTAAAGATTTTGAAGTGTATTTTATAATATTAGAAGTTCCATCATTAAAATTAGCAACTAAATTACCTGTAGTTCCAAATCCAACAGTAGAATCTACAATCAGAACACTAGAACCTATAGAAACAGAATCTACTAATTTAGTATTAGGATGAATTGAAAAATCACCAGTTACTCTAGCAGAACCTGGTATATAATCCAAACTTAATCTGTAATATACATTATCATCCCTTGATATTTTCTCTACTCCACTAATAGCAGCTGTAGCTTGAGGAAATCCATCTACATTATCTTGAAATAAATTCCTATTAATAAGTTTTTCTGGATCACCTTCAAGAGACTCTACTACAATTTGCTTAGAAATCTTATAGTCAGAATCTGAAGGAGTAAAAAGAAAATCCCTTGGTTTAATGACGTTTACATCTTCCCCATATAGTGCTCTAAACAAAATTTCAAAAGATTGGTCAGTTCCTTTAGAAGAATAGAAATCTTTTACTTGTTTTGAAAATAATCTTTCATTAATACTTGAATCTAATGCTCTTTCTTCAAATCCAGGATTAATTTGTTTTTTTAATTTCTTAAAAAATTCTTGTAAGAATAAAATACTTAAATTATTAACAACTGTACCGCTAGCATGAGTAGAAATTCCGGAATTCGTAAAAACTAGTTCATCTGAATTTAGTGGACTCCTATAAGAAGTAATTCCACTAAATCCTCTAGAACATCCCGTAAAAGTATTAGTAGTTACACCAGTATATGTAATAATCTCAGAATTTACCTCAAGTAATCCATAAGAATCAGGAAATCCTGTAGTAGAATCTACAGTTATAGTATTATCAGCAATCCCTACGTTAGTTGTTAAAGATGTAGAATCTATAAGATCTGTTAGTTCATCAACTTTAACATATTTGTCAATATTCTGCAAAACATCTAAGGTTAAACCTTGACCTTCTAATGCAGTATAATATTGTGCTAAGAAATCTCCAGCAAGGGGAAAATCAGCCTTTATAAAATCAGGAAGCTGATTTTTAACGACTGAGCTAATTTTGACTCTTGTATTTTCTGGCATTTATCCTTACGGGATGGATTAATATGGTTGTGATGTAGGAGACCCTAAGATATATGTATCCGAGGTAGTGAGGGTAGTATTTAAGGATTCTGCTTCTGTCAATCTAGCTATATCCCCAACCATATAACTTGAGGTTGCAGTATAAAGATTACCTGCTGTATTTTCACCAGAACTAATACTATCAGATATCATATCTACAGTACTGTTATTAATACTGAGTTGTAAATAAAGATCTTGCAATCCTATAATGTCATTAGACTTGGGACATGCAGATACTTCTATAATAGGAATATCTTGAACTTTCTTAGATGTTCCTATAATATTAATAGGTTTAAGTAAAATCTCAGCTCTTTCATAATCAATAGTTCCAATATTACCACTTACTACAACTGGAGAATTTCTTCCTTGCAATTTAAACAAGAACAACTTTCCAACTCTATTATTGATTGGTTTATCACTTAAATAAACAGTATCAGATATTCCATATACATTAAATCCTGATGATTTAATATTATAACCTTTATCATTCTTTATATAAAAAGAATTACCAAAACATAGTTCATATTCTGCA